ATTGTTTCTTGCGAACCAAATGCCATTGCCATTTGTCTAATCTCATGCTTTGGAAACCATTTGGTAACCATACCTGTCCAATAATCCGATACTGCACATTCCGTTTGAGCAAATCCTAAAAGGATATTTCCAACTAAATGTTTTTCCTCTTTTGTTAAATTCTCATTCCAATCCTTCACATCCCCTTGCATTGGTATTTCAGTATGTAACCAAAATGCTTGCATTTGTTTCAACCAACCTTCATTGTAGTAGTCTGGAAATTCAAATGGTTTATAGGGGATTCTATCCGTAAATAATTTGCTCATAGTGTAATCTAATTATGTGTTTATTCAATAGGGTAAGAATAAATACATTATTTTCTCTAAAAAATTTTTGGTTCTTTAGAAATCTTTTCTGTCGTTTTTTCTTTAGTTTTCTTTAGAAATATTTTCATCTTCTTCCTCATCCGTCTCTTCTATGAACTCTTCTTCATCAAAGATTTGGTATTCTGCAAATATAGTTGGAGTTATGTCTACCCCATCATCATTGGTTATCTTTAAAGTCAAAATGTTTTTATCGATATACTCCGCCGATTCCAGTTCGGTTAATCCCGATTGCATTAGTATTTCTACAATTAAATCATAGTGATATACAATTTTAGTAGAATTTACTTCATAACCTATGATAGCATCATCTAAGCCTTCTAAAATCGCCATGCCTGTCGATACATCATTAATAACATTTAGTTGTTCTTGTGTTAACATATAATATATTTTTTTATCCCATATTATCTACATACTTTTTATGTAGTAGTTGCTTTTGTAACAATTCTCCATTTTTACTTTCTTTACTTGCGATAATTCCGTTTGATGAATTAGCCGCATATACTTCGATTACACCTTTATTAGTATTCATCTTTGCAGGGAAAGTTAACCCATCCTGTCCAAATCTGTTTTTCATAACGTGGAATCTAGCAGTATCATTCAACTTATCAGTATCCTTTCTACTAACTGATATGATTAAATCTGCGTTCATTACTTTTGCATAACTATCCGCAATTTTATCTGCGTGAATTACATCACTTTCAATCGCACTTCTATTAGTTTGAGATGCAGTCCAAATTGGTATTTGATACTCTCCCCCCATTGCTCTTAAATCAATATAAATACCACCTTGCTCTTGATAATCTGAATTGTTTTTAGAGTTAACTGAAACTAATAAATCAGCGTAGTCTATAATTATCAAATCGGGTTGAAATTTGGTTGAACGAACCATATCAATGTGTGCCGCAATTGTGTTTGCAGTAATACCTTTTGGTGGATAATATTTAATCATCAATCCACCTCTTAATTTATCTACCTTTTCTCTAATTTGGTCTTTGTTCTCTTTTAAATCAGATGAAGGGATACCGGTAAAGATTGTATCATATCGTTGTCCAACATAGTTTTGTGTAAGTTCTAATGTATAGTGTAATACATTTTTACCCTGTCTAACTGCTTCTGCACCGATATGACAAAGAACCCAAGTCTTACCAACTCCAGATGGTGCAACGATTACTCCTAACTCACCAGGCCCTAATCCACCATCAGTTAAATCATCAATAACATCCCAATTCGTTTTAACAGTTCTTCTATTAACTTCTTCGAAACGAACTTCAATATCTTCTTTGTAATCTAATCCTAAATCATTTGTTTGACCAACTTTAACTGCATCTCTTACTAACTTTTCAATCTTATCGAATTGACCGGTTTGTAATAGGTCAACCGAAGTAAGAATAACATTTTTAAAGTTTTGATTTTTACAGAATGTTACAAACTCATTCTTAACCCATTCAGAATCCCCACCACTTTGTTGAGAATAAATTGTTTTTAACTGAGTAAGAACATTTTGTTGAAGTGCCTTATCGGTTATTTTCTGTATCTCCGTTTTAAAAAAATCCGTAGTAGGAGTATTCTTATATTTGTGAAAGTATTTACGGGTTATATCAACTACCCATTTATTAGTATCAGATTCAAAATACTTTGTTTCCAAAATATCCGAAACTTGTTCTAAGAAAGGTCTATCTGTTACTAAATTGGTTACCACCTTCGTTTGGTAACTCTGTCCGTATTTCGCTAAATTATCTACCGCTTCACTCATTCAACAAATATAAGATTAAAATTTGGTATTTCCAAATTATTATAAAACTAAATTACCAAATGATGACCTTAACCAATCATTTACATCTCCCCAATTTTGTAGGATTTTATATTTCATACCAAACCCAATAAACTTCATTTTATCTAATGGTTCAACTGATTCATTAAATCTATCGTTTATTTTAAGTTTGGTAATCCCACTAATATCAGGGTCTTCCAATTGCATTATTTGAAAGTTTCTTTCGATGATTTTTTTACTATCTAAAATAGTTTGAAAAACTTTGTATTCTCCTTTTTGTTCTTCTGCTAATCTCATCAGTTCATCCACTGTCAATCTAACATCAGTTTCCAATACAGGTAATCTTTTAAGAAGTGTTTTTAATCCACATCCTTTTACACCATCTATGTTATCGGATTTATCACCATCCATTACTCTATACCATATAAAGTTTTCAGCGTGAACTCCGTATAATTCTTTTAATTTATCCTTATCAATTTTTTGTTTCTTCAATGGATTCCAAACGTGGATATTCTCTGAAACTAATTGTAAGAAATCTTTATCAGATGAAAGGATTAATGCTCCTTCATCTTCTTTGATAACTTGTTTAGCCAAATAACCGATTACATCATCTGCTTCTATGTTATCGTAAATCATTGTAGTTACTGGCAATACACCTAAGATGTTAGCCAATGAACTCAATTGCCTTCTCAAACTTACTTGCTCATCTTCTTCACTCATCATATCATCATATTGACGATTGACTCTGAATTTAACTTTTCTATCCGCTTTGTAATTTGAGAATACTTCCTTTCTTTTTTGTGAACCACCTTTACCATCGAATATTACTACTACTCTAGTAGGGTTCTCCTGTCGTATAACTGCTCCTAATGATTTTAGGAATCCAACCATGCCACCCGTGTGTTCTCCATCTTCATTCATTGTTGGGTTTGTACTCCAACAACGGAAGAACATATTTAAACCATCCACAAATAACACCTTAGAATTTCTAGTTCTAAGGTGTTTAGTGGTATGTTCCAAATTTACTTCATCTAATAAATTCTTGTATTTGTTATTCACTATTCTACTTCATTTGGTAAATTTGTATCAACTTCCATTGCTTCAATATCGTATGTATCTTTCTTATATTGAAGAATAGTTGTCTCACAAATCTTTTTATAAATTTGGTCTCTTAACTCAGGTCTTTGTTGCATCATTACAATGAAATCCTTCGATTGGAATTTCACAACTTCACCGGTATCAGTATCTACATACTCATACCAAGCTCCACCTTGTTTAACTAACTTATTATCTTTTAATACAGTTAGCCAGCTACCATAATTATCAATACCTCTATCGAAATAGATTTCAAAATCTGCCGAACGTAGTGGTGGCCCTAATCGGTTCTTAACCACTTGTGCTCTTACTGAGATTCCTACTACTTTATCCGTTCCACCAACTTTAGTTTTAATTTGACCAACGTTCTTCAATCTTAAACGAACTGATGCGTGGAAAGCCAAAGCCTTACCACCACTCGTTGTCCAAGGGTCACCAAACATTACTCCTAACTTTTGTCTTAATTGGTTTGTGAAGATAACTGCAATTTTCTGTCTACCAATTACATTGGTAATCTTTCTCATTGCCTTAGATATGATAATAGCTTTATCGGTTGCATAACCGTCTTTATCATAATCCGATTCCATCTCTTTCTTAGTAGAAGCCGCCGCAACGGAATCCACAACGATTGTTACTAACTTATCTTTTTCAGATGTTCTAACCTTTTCAATGATTGTTTCAATTGTTTCAAAGATATCCTCAACTGTATCTACACTCACATATAGAAGTTTGGATACATCTACTCCAATTGCATCAAAGAATTCTCTACTTACCGCAGTTTCAGTATCAATCAATACTGCAACTCCACCTTGCTTTTGAGTTTCCGCTAAGATGTGAGCAGAGAGTAATGATTTACCACTCTGCTCCAAACCTGTGATTTCAGTAATTCTACCAACAGGTATTCCACCATACGGGCGATTAGAAATAGCAACATCCATCATAGCTGCTCCGGTTGAAATCCATCCGTTTACATTGGTTGGTGCTCCATCGGAATCATCATCTAAGAAGAAAGCGATTTTTTGGTCTTTATTTTTCTTGTTCAGACTATCGACCAGAATATCTGCTAAATCAGTTTTTGCCATAATTTATAACTTGTTATTATTTGAATAAATCTTCGAATGCATCTGCTACTTGTTGAGTAGTTTTAGATACAGGTGTTGATGGTGTTTCATCCCAAGGCAACTCTTGTTGAATAGCCTTTTGTGGAATCTCATCATCTAATTGGTGAGGCTTTGTATCAAAATCAAATGAATCACTTACACTCTTTTCTGATTTTGCCACAAGTGTTTCTTGTGTAGCAGATTGTGCACCTTCATCAGTTGTGTTTCCAGCTAACCAATTTTCTAAGATTTTCTTCAACTCATCATATGACAATTCTGAGTAGATAGTGGTGATTTCTTTTTCGTTACCAATCAACTCCTTAATCTTCTCATCGTTCTCATGCAACTTAGTAGTTGTAGGTTTAACTCTGATAGTAGTAGTTGGGTAAGATGCTCCACCTTCCGCTGCTGCATAATCTACGACGATATCTCTACCATTAATTGGGTCGGATAAATCACCGTAATCTGGGTCTGCGAAATAACCCAATAATTCTTGATAAACTGTCTTACCAAATCCCCAAAACTTAACACCTTCACTTTCCTGACCTCTTACGATTACGGGAACAAAAGTTCTCAATTTTGGCTCCATTTTCTTAGCTTCTCGGTAATCATCCTTTCCACCCATTCTCTTAAGTTTTTCTGCAAACTCTACGATAGGGTCAGGTCTTCCGAATGAAGCTGGTGATAAATAGGATTTGTTGTTGATGTTGTAGTGAAAATACAATTCAATAAAAGGAATATCCTTGTTGAATTTGTAAGGTACTAAACGGATTTGGTGTTTACCAACTGTTGGCTTCCATAGTGAGTCAGCCGTTTTCTGTGTGCCCTGAAGTTTGTTCAGACGGGCTCTGATTGCATCAATGTTTGTTGACATGCTTTATTTGTTTTATGGTTTAAAATTAAGTTTAAGTTTATAGATATAAATATCTACAAGTGATAAACTTAGAACAAAGATACACTAATATATCGAATATTCCAAGCTTTTTTTAATATTTTTTTACTAAAATATTCCTTCTTCTAACTCTTTGATAGTCAGTTCATTACACCCCTTATTATCCTTACATTTTTTGTAAGCATCGTATAATTTCTTATGACGATTGATTCGTTGAAGAACATACCACCCATCATCATTTGTGGTGTAAATAGATTCCCATAGAGTTAAATTCTCTGAATATGGATGTGGTTGATTTTGTGCCCAATTTTTGGCAGCAGTAAAACCTCGTGGGGTTGCAGGAAATTCTCCTTTAGGTGTAGGAGTAAAGAATGAGATGATTTTGTTTAAAAACTTTTTCATAAAACGGAAGGAGTTGGGATTCCCCTATAAATATATACAAATATACGAAAACAATTACTTTATCCAACCTATTTTTTTACCTTCCTTTTTTCTCTTCTCCCATTCCTCTTCTGAACCAGGAAATCTCCATGCCCATACTATCCAAAATAACATAAATGCTCCAATTCCAATTAATGCAAATGGTTTATGTGAAAGTGTGAATAATAAAATAGTGTAACTAACTATCATAGTGATAGCCATTATCCATTTTACTTTTGTTGGGTAAATACTTTTAGTTTCCCAACGGATTAAATGTGGTGAAAATTTAGGATGAGTATGTAACCAATGATTTAACTTTGGTGAGCTTTTAGCAAATGCCCAAGCTGCTAATACAACAAACGTTGTCATTGGTATACCAGGAACAATAGCCCCAACATAGGCCATACCAACAAAAAATACCCCTAGGGCTCTCCATAACCATTTTTTCATTTTATTTTATTTTATCTTTGATATAATCTCTTACTTTTTTATCTAAATAATCTATTGATTCCGAATCACCATCCCAACCTTCGTACTTCATATAGTATTCTATTAATTTAGGGTCATCTTCCAATCGTTTCTTTAATTCTTCTAATTTTGGAATGTGTGCGGTTATGTATGTCATTATTTAGCCCATTTTCCTCTGCTAACTAATTGTGCAATGATTCCATATACAGATAAATCCTGATAGGTATCATCTATTGCTTCTCCTACATTATCCTGCTTACCTAATACCACTAATTGTTTCAATCTCTGAATCTTATCATTCATTCTGAACCACAATCCCGTTTGAGATAATTTTCTTTCATCTTCGGTAACTAATGATGTTCCTACTGATATATTACCTGGTCCGTAATTGGATTGTTTTAAACAGAAGGTTTCATATCCTTCTATCATAATCTTTTTGTATTCCGCTGTCGTTTCCGGATACTCAGCTTCAATTTGAGCTACTACTTCTGGGTTCTTATAGTTGATTGTCATAACATTTGGTTTATAAGTGTAAAGATAATAAGAAAATTTTACATTTCCAAATTATTTTACTTTTGGTTTTTCTTTGTGAATCTCCGATGGGTTTCTATTTGTAGGTCTAACTACGGTACAGTCACCTTGATTTGAATAGTTAAACCCAACATCATCTTTAATTTTCATGTAGCAAGGATTTTCCACACCATCTAAGTTTTCAGATTCACATCTTACAGCCTTACCTTTACTAATGCTGAATTTTTGATTAGAATTCTTAAAATTGGTATAATCTAAATCATTATTGTAAAGAACTTCAGAAATTTTTTGATTCTTATAATACAATTTCATTGTTTCTTCAAATCTTACCTTTTCCTCATCATTCATACAATCCAATACTCCATTATCCTTAAATTTTTCCAATACGGCTGCAACTCTTCTATCTGCCCAATCTTCAGCAGCTTTTACTTCCTCTTCAGTAGCAATACCATTTTCTACCATCCATTTCTTATCATCTTCTAAGGCTGCCTTTTGCTCGTTAAGTTGCTCATCTGATGGTGGGAACGATGGAGGAGTTTGCTTTTCTGGATATAAAGTGTCGTATGTCGATAACATTCTATTACCTCTTTTTCTGGTTTCATTTGTTTTAAATCTACTCTGTCTCCATTTTTCATCACTCGTTCCAGCTGCACCTCCTTGTGTCTTTACACTAATTCCACCAGAAAATTCCAATGATATCAAAAGAAATTCAATATCAGTTTCATTTTCACTAATTTGATTTATAACCAACACATCGGCTGTTTTAAACGCTTCATCAGCCGGTAAATAAACTGAATTACCCTTTGATAGTAATTCTAGTGCAACTTTTACTTCTGCAAAATCGGAAAGCCCATCCCTAAAATCTTTACTATTAAACATATTGACTTGAAGCTCATCTAAAAGTTTTTGATATTCTTTTTGTTTTTCAGGATTTGATTCCATATCTTCTCCATCAAAATCTCTAAGTTTTTCAAAGGTTTCCATTACCTTTTGGTTTTCAGGCAAATCTTTTTTATCTCCTAATAATTGTGTAAATTTATCAACCGATTTATCCAATATTTTTTTCCTAGCTTCATTTCTTCCTTCAGGTGTGGTAGTATCACCAATATCAACTGTTTTAAATTTTCCACCGGTTTTTTTAGAAATTTCCGCTAATTCATCAATACTATCATTTTTACTTTTAATTTTGTTGACAAATTCCGAAGCTTTTTCTTCCAATTCTTCACTACTAAGGTTAGGAAATAATTGCTTCATTTTTGCCCTTGCTTCTTCAATTGTAGGAACTGCTAATTTTTTATGCGTTTGTCCATTGAATATAACTGTATTTTCGTCAACTATTCCAATTTCAATTTCTTTTTCTTTTCCTATAATTTTAGCAGGTGTTGGGTCTTTTTTACCCACTGCTCCTTGTCCGGATTTTCCAGTTGTTACTCCGTATTTTTTGCTTGCACTATCAGCCCATTCTTTACTAGCTTTACCAGCTCCTAATTCTAATACTTTAATATACCCCTGTTGAGACCAATCACCTTTCTTTTTTGAGGCAATATAAATTTTAACTTTTTTATCATTTACTATTTTAATATAATCCTTTGCAATCGCCTGTTCTTCATCTGTTAAATCTTCTCCTCCTGTTATTTTACCAACAATAGTAGATATTTGCTCTTTAAGATTATCATCTAAAATAGAATCTTTATATTTAGGTTGATTCATCTGTTTAGCCGCTACATCTTTGTAATCTTTTTTACCAGCCAATGGAGTTACATTAACTTCACTTTGAGCGGAATTTTCTCCATCTTCTTTAGCTTTTTGAACTTCTTTATTTGCTTCAGGTTGGTCTTTAACATCAATAGCTTTAACCATTACTTCTTTACCTGAAGGAGTTTTCATAGTTAAATTTTCTTCAAATAATAAATGTATAAATTTAATATTTTCTTCTATGAATACTTTGTTAACTACACTTTCAGATTTCATATATTGAGCGGGTCCTCCTTTTGTATCAGAATAGTATCCTCCACCTAATGGGTATATAACACCACCTTCTTTTTCATTAGGTTCTTTAGGTTCTGGCATTTCACCATCTTTAGCATCCGCTTTCTTAGCTGCAATTCCCATATCTTCAGCAAACTTATTCGCCATTGGAATCGCATCTTTAATATCCATATCGATTACCGTTGATTTCATTGGTATCGGATTGTTAGGATTTTTAGCATTATGAGCTACAATTGCAGCCCATCTATGATGCCCATCGATTACATATCCATCTCTACTTACATAAATTGGTGCAGTAATCTTTGGGTGATTAGGGTCTTTTTCTAATGCACCCATCATACCAATTACCTTTTCACCAACTAAATCTTTTTGAGTTGCTTTTAATTTATCAGCAGGTACTTCAGTTTGTAATACTTTGATGTTTTTCTCTTTCAACATCTCTCTAAATACTGGTTCGGTATCTACCTCACCATCCTTATCAGTTTCCATTCCAGCTGCTCTACTACCATCCACCGCTTTTCCTTTGAATTGAGGCATTTCTTCTCTAGGTATCCCTTTATTATCATCACAATATAAGTTAGTTCCAGGAATAGTAATATCACATAAGTTGATGTTTGGTGCAGGTTCTCCTTTAGCCTTTGCATCATCTAACATTTTACTAATCTTACTTATATCAGTATTGAATTGATTTAAATCGTTTGGAGAAATCCCGTCTAATGCTTTACCATCTTTACTGAATGTTTCTTTATCAGCTTCCGGCATTTCTTCCGCTACTTTTTCAGGCTCAACCGATTGAGTTTCTGTTTTACGCTTTGAACCTCCTTGAATCATCTTATCAACTAATTCAACATGACTCTCTCCTGCAATTACAATTGGTATTTTACCTTTCGCTACTAATTCTTTTCTTTTCTCTATAATATTCTCATCTCTCGTATTATTAAACGCAACTTGAATATCATTTATTTTTGTTTCCTTATCACCATTATCTTCTGGAAATGCTAATCTGAATAATGTTCCCTTATCACCACTTCCTTCTGGATTTTCTTCATTAGGTACTTCTCCCGTTGGGTTATCAAAATTTTCTATTGGTGGAAACCCAGCTTCTTTAACCGCATCTTCTAAGAATTTTCTACCTTCATCATCTAAGAAATCTTTTGGTGACATTGTATCAGTACCTTCACCTTGTCCAATCATACTAGCCCAATTACCAGCTTTTACTTGTGAATGATTAAGACCGGTTTTCTCCATTTGTTTTTTGTACAACTTAGATTGGTCATCATGCACATCTAATTCATCTCCATCCCATGTATCAATACCCGCTCCCAATTTTTCAAATCTCGGAGCTGCATAATCCATTTCATCATTAAACTCTAAATCTCCTTCATCATTTGTTGCACCACCCTCTCCTAAGAATACAATATTTTCCCATTCTTCCTGAGGAATAGTTGCTTTTATTTGGTCAATTATATCATCAACCATTTTGGTTTCACCATGAACGGTTCCGAACATCATACCACCATCTTCAAATTCTATTGTTTGAATTTCTTTGCCTGATTTTTTACCTTTAAATTTCTGTACTTTTGAATCAGTATCTTCATTAGCCGATTCTAATCTAGTAGGTTCTCCGACCGTACCTTTACCAGAATCTTCTTGTTTATTCTTATCTATTGTTTGTTGTGACTTAAATGCCCTAGCTTTAGCTTTATTTTGTGTACTTGCTTTAGGGTCATCTAAAACTAAATCAGGATTATCTTTTGGTAAAGTTTTTTCCGCTTCTTTTTCTTTGGTATCCAATGCTTTTGTAGCAGTATCAATCATAGATGCAGTATCCGGTTTATCATTATCAGATTCTCCATCGGTGGGTTCTTCTGAAGGTGTTTGATTATTTACTTCAGCTTTTTCTTCTGGAGTCAAAGGTCTTAAACTACCTTTATCATTTTTTAATTCAGCTTCTCCTCCATCCGTAGATGAATAATATCCACCACCTAAGTGAAACTTACCTGGAAATTCTTTCGATTCACCCTTACCATCTTCTTCGTTTAGTATTCTACTAAACAATTCATTTAAATCTATTACTTCCGATTGTGGTTCGTTTGGTTTTTTCTTTTCGTTGTATGAATCAACCATAGACATCATTATTTCTTCAGGTATTTCCATATTCTCCATATTATCCGCAACGGCATCCATAAAATCAGCTAACATTCTTTCATCATCTCCATCTGCTCCCGCGAATAGGG